TAGTGATCGCGAGACTCTCCAACGAGAGTCCGGTGTTCGCTGCTGGGTCATGGACCACGCGCCTTCAAGCGGAGAAGAAGATCAGCAAACTTTCCCTCGTGAATAAGACTGGCGACCAGTCAAAGACTGGTGTGATGGTGGCACGCATGATGCAACCGAACTGGATCGATTCGCTAGGTGATTGAAGGGAACGGAGGGGTGGACCCGCAAAAAATCCACCCCTCCTCTTTGCCCTGCGCTGCCCGCGCTAGTAAGGGCTGCGACCGCCCAGAAAATCGTTGAGTTTACGTAAACCCGATGTCACTAACTGGTCCACTCGTTGATGCGAGATCTCTAACTCGTCGGCTATCACGTGCAGTGTTGCACTGTCACTGAACCTGCGTAAAAGAATGGAGCGGGTTCGTTCATCAAGTGAACGCATAGCACTGTCCATGTCAGCAACCATCGCAAAAATATCGTTGCCTTCACTGATTAGTTTCGTTCTCCTCTTACCACCCATCTCAGCAGGATCCATTACTTGACCTGCGAGGTCATAATCACCTGAATCCCACACTTTGATCAGCGACTCGATCAACGTGGAGCGGTAAAAGAATTCATCTTGCGGGTTGTATCCAAGTTTGCGTGCCTTCTCAGCACGTGCCCTGCGTTCAGCGTGACGTGAAAGGAACGTGACGAAGGCATACTCACCTGACTTGCGTTCTGCTTTGTCTTCACGGAACAGGTACTCACGTACCTTGTCCTGCCTGCGTAACGCGTACTCCACTGCTATGGATTGCAAGTCTTCACGGTCCACGTACCCGTAGAACCTGCGATGTACTACGCGTGAGGCTATTGCTGCGAGGCGCATGACTTCTTCCCAGATAGGATCGTCCATACTTATTTCTTCATGTGTCTCGCGTGTTGCATTCTCTACCACGAGTACTGCTCCCCTTCGAATACGAAACTCTTATCAACGATGGGGATAGGTACTGGCACAACGGTCTTGCCATGCACATAGATCACACCGAATCCCTGTTGCCAATTGGCAATACCTTTTGTGTACTTCGCTTGCTTCAAGTCCATCAGGTTGCCGACTTCGAATCCCCACAGTGTGCGGGTTAGTGACCCGCCCACACTGGTGGAGTAGGGCTGTAAACCTAATCGATGTGTGTGTCCACACACAATAGATTTTCCAGTTTTCCTTGCCAGTCCAGCCGCTGTCGATGATGCCACCTGAGACACGCCAGCCTCATCACCGTGGAGCGCGACCCACCCGGGTGCAATGCCATCCCAACCATTCTTGTGGAACTTAATGCTGAGTTGCGGTAGGCGCAGGAAGTTCTCGAGTTCTAACTCTGGTAGCCCAAGGAATCCCGGCGCGTTACGCATCACCTTATGAAACAGTCTGTCTGTGTGATTGGAGCGGATCATGTGCTGCACTTGCAAGTTGTGTAACACTTGCACTGTGGCGTCCCTGTCCTTACCGATGCTGCGCTCGTATTCAAGCGGAGTCCCAGCACTCCATTTCGATATGGTCTGGAAGTCCATCTCATCACCGATGGTTACAACCACATCGTTGTCGGTCTTGTGATCAGAGATGCACTGAGCAACAGCGTCCACTGCCTTCTTGTCATGGTAAGGAACTTGCAGGTCACTGATGATCCACTTGCGAGACGTTGGGGTCATGGTTTACTCACAATCTCTGCACCTAATGCGGCGTAGCCCGCCATATCAATCCATGAGTCAAGGTAGCCGGGATTAACTGCAGCCCTCACCATTTTCATGGACGCTAGGAGAAGACACACTTGGTGTGCGTTAACTTCCGTATCAAGGATGACACTCCACACTCGAGCGATCCGATCATGCGCAATGTGCGCGTCACCGTACATGTCTGCACGGTCACCATTAATGAGGGTGTTGGCGTTGGCAAGAACTGTCTCGCGAGTTAACAAGTCGGAGCCTTTCATCGAGTTGCCTTCACCAAATCGGTGAAGTGCTGCGCTCCGTAAACAAGGATCGTACTGTTGACATCTTCGCCGTAGGGAAGCGACACGCGTATCCCATTAGGGATTTCCTCGGCAAGTTTCTTTGCCAAATCCTGCCCGGGATTGCTGCCATCTTCCTTCTTGTCATTGTCCGTGACGATGATGACTTTGCCTACACCGTCAAGGCAACGACCGAAGATGTTGCGCCACCCATTAGTGCCACCAATAGCAATCGCTGGGTGACCTGCAAGTGTTGCGGCTATTGCATCGAGTTCGCCTTCCACGATGAGTACTTCTTCGATGGCATCAATCAACGATTGCACATTAAAGATGTGCATCTTCTGCCCTGCTGGTGCAAGATATTTCTTTCCATCACCTTGGATCCTGCGGAACTTAAACCCAACCACACCTGTTGGTGTGGTGTATGGGATGGACAGCATTCCAAGGAACTTGTCATCATGTCCCGGTGCGGGTGTTCGCACGTAACCCAACTGGAATTGTTCCGCACCATCCATCAGCCCACGTTCAGTTAGGTAATCTTCAGCGGGTGAACCTTTCAAGCATTGGTGGTACATCTCCGATGCAACGGTACGCATCTCCATCATCTTCATGTTTGGTTTCATCGCTTCTTTTCCTCAAAGCATGCAAGCATCCCGGGATTCCAGCGGGTAGACCAATGCCACTTGCCGTTGCCCCAGTCCCATGTGCGCCAGAACACTGCATCCTGAATAAATTTTTTTACTTTACTGGGACGTACGCCAACTAAATGGGGGTAGCCAGCACGTGGGGCGTAAAGATCCCACGTAGTCTGGATGAATGAGTATGCACCCGCGCCTCCGGGGCCATCGGAACGGTAATTCCCACGGGACTCCCGGTAGATGATGCATTTGCGGATCTTCTCTTTCTTCGGCATGTAGTAAGCAGTGCCCTTGTACAGGGAGTCAGGGATGTTTCTTGTGTCAATGCTTGGTGGGGTAAACATGAGTGCAGCCGTTAAGACAAGGGCAGTGATCATTTCTTTTCCACACTTACTTCATCGAAGGTGTCATCAAAGGAGGCACTGAATGCGTCAAAGGTTTCCGCCGCACGCATAGCCTGCAAATGGTCAGCACCGGTGATCAACGCACCAAGTGCGTACGAACCGCCTGTACCTATGCCGTATAAACCATGCATGCGGTTCATTACCGTTCCATCTGATTCGATTTGGAACACGAACCCTCGAACGATGATGATCATTTGGAAATCAACGCCATCACTACCCAACTCGTAACCTTCACGCCGCAAGGCACGCTTCAAGTCAGGTACGAATGTCGTGATTAGCCAGTAGTAGGCCCACTCTTCATCTGCCTTTGCACTGGCACGCCAGTCACTGGGTTCCATGTCAGGCTGTGGTGGTTCCCAGTCGTATTGAATGTAGTCGCACAAGCGACCATTTCCTGCGGTTCCGTATGCCAAACTGAAGTTGCGGCAAATCTTTCGCGCTGTCTTACTGACAAAAGATTCAGACTCTGATGACACTTGATAATCCGCATACATCACGGCTCTGTCTTCTTCCTGAACACCGATGATTGTTGTCATGCACCTCTCCTTAAACGTGGTGGAACCCAACGGCCACTGCTCTTCGTTCGGGATCGAGTGGGACCAGTTGCTTTCTTCATGTCCTTGCCGATGCGTTCAGTAATGAACGCGAGTGCTTCCCTGTAACCAAGTTGCTCTCTTGACATCACGATGTTCACTGCTGTTCCACCACCACCGCACGCATGGCAATGCCACAAGCCCTTGCCTACATTCATGGACGCAGATGCAACACGCTCGTCATGCACTGGACATCGCATGTTGCGTTCACCACTGCCGGGTACAGGCAAGTCGTAGTGATCTAGTACTGCAACCATTACTTCTTCAAGTTGATCTGTGTCCATCACACCAACCCCTCCTCTCGGAGGAGGTCAATGAGTGTGCCGATAGTGATGGTCACTCGCCCATCAACTGTTCCCTTTTGACGTGTCTTGGTGATGACTACAGGGAATGTTGCTTGCTTGTATTTCTTTTCATAATTGTCAGCCTCCACATCTGCTTGACGTAGAAACTCTGACATGTTTGCGGCCTTAACATTCTTCGCTTCGATCACAAGAACGCGACCTGACTTCAACGCAATGGAAACGTCCCCAATGTCGTTGACCCCTGCACGTGGTAGACGGCGGGCGTGTAGCCCGCTGTCATTAAAGAAAGACTCAAGGTCGATTTCCCAACGGGAACCCTTCGCCTTGTTCGCCGCGCTCATAACGTCGCACCGGCAGTGAACACTGCCTCTGGTGTAACCAGCGTGATGTTCATGCGGGCACGCACAGTGCGCCTCTCTGATGGTGTGGAGCCAGCCCAAATACCGTGGCGTTCATGATGCAAAGCCCACTGGTAGCAATCAGTTAGCACTGGGCATTCCGCACATATCCTTCGAATGGTTGTCATGTCCGCTGGTTCATCGATTACTGGGTAAAAAACATCTACTGGTATTCCAACACATGCTGCGTCTGTATAGTCCGGGTATTTCATAGCCATTGTCTCCTAGTGTTTGCCATTTCAAGTTCTTCCTTGTTGTTGAATAGGCACATGCGACTGGGATCTACGGCCACCCTGATGGGATTCTCTGCACCGGGATCGGATACACCGTCCCGGTTTTTTACTGCAGCAATGAGATAGTTATCTTCACTCATCGCTACTGTGAGAATAAGTTCTGGTAGTTGACTCACCTTCCCCATCAGTGCTTTACGTGCTGCAGGGAATTCAGGTTTCGAGTCGTTCTCACTGACGTGGTGCAACACCACGACTGCGCTTTCTGTTTCGCGGGCCAGCGAATGCAATGCACTCATTGCATCACGCATCGCCGTCCACTCATTGTCATGTGCAGCAGCAAGGTTCAGAAGATTGTCAACGACAATCAGGTCAGGCGGGCAGCCGAAGAGTTCAACATATGCTTCTGTCTCTTCATAAATATCATCCAATGTCGGATGAGGGTTAGGTTCGATACGTATTCTTTGCGAGAGATCAACGAGTTCATCTTCAAGTAAATAGATCTCTTCCGTTTCACGCATCGCTTTGACTTCATCAACCGTGCGGTCAAGCAGGATCGCACTTGCACGGTTAACGATGGTTCCTTGATCAGAGTCAGCGTTGAAGTACAGAACTCTCGTGTTCGATTTGATTGCGTACCAAAGACTGAGCATCGTCTTACCCCCACCGGGTTGACCGGCGATGACATGAAGTTGCCCCCGCCGAAACTTGATGGTCGCTGCGGAGAAAGCAGGCAGGATCTCTGGGAGATCCTGACCTGCCTCGCTCGTGGAACGAACCACTTGTAGGAGTGACCGCATGCCCTATCGCTTAGGGAAAATTGGTGGTGCTTCAGTAACGCCCGTCGGGAAAGGCTTCGGACCCTTAGCAGGATCGAACCATCCGGTGTATTGACTGCCAGCCTTAGAGATGCCCTTCTTGCGTGCGTAGGCTCCGCGACCATCAGGCAATGCTGGTGCGTCAGGGTGACCGTACGTCCACGTGTTGCCCCACTTGTCAGTGATTTCCTCAACTGATTGCTGAGTG